GAGTGTCTCATAGACAGGGTAGTAGTAATGTGTGGATTACTAATAACCAAGAATATCAAAACTTTTTCAGATCATTACCATTTAACGGAAAAATATACCCAACTGGATTAGTAAGAATTTATACAGTTCCATTTTATGAAGAAATTGAAGGTATTACTCGTTTACAAAATGGCGCAGTTTATGAGCATGGTCGTGCTCAATTTGGAACAACAATAACAAGCCATACCGCTGGAATAGATTCTTACTGGTCAGACAATACCTATGTTAGAGGTTGTCAAATGAAAACTGAGTATTTATTTACAACTACATTACTTGAAGATATTTCTTTGCCAGCAACAATAACTGGAGCAGCAGGAGTTAACAATTCTAAGGCTCAACAAACCTCAAGAGGCGGAACAATTAAAAACTTTATGTCTTCAAGTTATACTACAGAAACTCCAGTTAATTCAACCATATCTCCTAAAACTGGAACAATTCAATCATCAGCCTTAGTCATGAATGGACCAACTTTTGAAACAACTGAAACTCCAATTGACCTAGTTTCTTACGTTTATAAGGAGTTAGATAATTCTTATAAACATTTTGGAACAAGAATGCGTATTATTGGTAAGATTGAAAATAATGAACGTCGCAGTCAAACGCCAAACGGAAGCACAACATACTATCAGGTTGCTGGAGTTCAACCAGATCAAGACGTAAATATTGGCGGTGGCTCAGGAGGATTAGCAGTATTACTTAATCCAACAACTAACAACGGATATTATTTTGAAATTGCTGCGCTAACAAGTGACAACATAGAGTCATATTTGCAATTAGACAAAAATAATCAATCAGATATTTCTATTAATAACGTTGTATTTTATAAAATTAAAAAAGATGCATCAAATAACGATGCGATTCCTGTAAAACTTTATGGCGGTTTATCAAAAATTATAGTTGACGATGGAAGGTTTACTGGTCAATATAGAATGACTGGTGAGGAAAATCCAACGGTATACGATTTAGCCGTAGAGTATCAAGACATAGGAAAAACAAGAAGATTCTACCTATACATTAATAATCAATTAATTAAGGTCGTAGATGATCCAGACCCACTTCCAATATACAATAATATGGCTCCATTTGTTCGTGGTTCATCTAGAGTAATGTTTGAAAACATATACGCTCTGTCTCAAAACTACTCTCAAAATACCGTGTTTACAGTTGGAGAAACATTGTCTTCTGCTTTTGGAGATAACGAAATAAGTGCTAGTGAGTCTTTAAGAAAATACGCAATGAGCGGTATTGTTCAAGCAACATATTTGTCGGGCATCAGTTCTCAACAACCACCTAAATATAATTTATACTTTGACGAGTTTGGCTCAATAATGAGAGAGTGTGCTTACTTTGATGTTAAGTATGATCGTGCATACCCCGCACTTTATGCTAAATTATCCCCAACATTTAATAATATTAAGGGGTACGTCTCATCTGGTTTTTATGCAGATTCTTATGGCGCTGAGTTTTTAATATTTAATGCTACAGATACTGCTCTAAATCTTGATGAAACAAGCGGTAATTACTTAAGAATTCAAGGCGTTACATTTACACAAGACACAACCCATGAGTTAACTGTTGACGAGTATTTTAAAAAACGTAGCAACTTCTCTAATCCATTACTAACTGGATCTTCTCAAATTGTTTCTCCACAAGTTGAAAAACAAAAGTTTGATGAAATTAAAAGAAGCAGAATGATTTATGGAAATAATGAATTTACTTTAGATACACCATACATACAAACACAAGATGATGCAGAAAATTTAATGGGCTGGATGATAGATAAACTTATGGTTCCTAAAAAATCAGTTGGTTTAAAGATATTTGCAACTCCAACAATTCAACTTGGAGATATTCTAACAATTAATTATAAAGATTCTAATAATTTAGATTTGGTTACTTCAACCGATTCTAGATTTATAGTTTATAATATTGAGTATGCAAGAAAAATAAATGGTCCAGACATGACACTTTATTTGGCGGAGGTATAAGATGGGTGTTTTAGACGCAGCAAATTTTGAACGCAACTCTAAATCATCTAGCATTAGGGATATTCCTGGAGATCCTGCTAAGATAGCAGAAGCAATAGCAATTGTTGGTGAAAAACAAGTAAGGGACAGGGGTGGCGTAAACGCTCAAGGTTATTTTGGCGATGTTCCAGAATACAGACAACTAACTGCTCAAGAATATAAAGATGTAACAATAAATAATCCTGGTGGATCTAATCATGGTCACATAAATACTATGGCAATGCTTGCAATTTTAAATCAAAAAGAAGCAGAACACAATGCAAAGATGGGCATAACACCTAGAAATGACGGAGTTCTTTCGGGTGGCGCTCTTCCTAGCGCAAGCATTACAGCAACACCCCCAGCACCAGAATCAGAAATGTTTTCTGCAAGAATGTTTTCTGCTCCACCAGTTAAAACAGCAACCCTAGATATTATATTATTTGATGAAGAAAATATTCCAACAGACGGAATGTTTGATCAGATATTTGAAAATATTGGCGGTCAAGAATTAATTAACATAACAAGGTCTGATATTGTTAACGGTCAAAAAATATCATATCAACCAATTAAAAACCTTTCAGCCATTCAACAAAGGTATAATCCAAACAATATTCTTAGCCTACAGCAAACCGCAGATAAGTTTTTTGCTGGATTTTCAATTAAACTAGAAGACAAAATTCCAGAAACTGGCAACGGAACTAATGGAGAAAACGTATACCTTAACGCAGCAGGAGACTTAATTATTGAATTTATTAACGTAAATCCTGACGAACAAGTAGAAACACAAATCAGCGTAAGTGGTACAATATATGAAGCAGATCTTGGAGACTACACCTCATGATAACTAATACTGGTAAAACTATTATTGCAAAGTATTTACTTGGTCAGGCCCCCGCCTATGCTTCGTATATTGCTATTGGTTGTGGCGCTACTCCTTTAGATACCGCCGATGAAATAGGCGATTATTCAACAAAAACAAATTTAGATTTTGAAATGTTTCGTGTTCCAATTTCATCTAGAGGTTTTGTAAACGAAGAGGGTGTAGATAAGATTGTTTTAACAGCAGAACTACCAACAGAAGAAAGATATGAAATAACTGAAATTGGAATATATTCTGCAGGCTCTAATCCTTCTGCAGGAGCATATGACAGCAAAACAGTTTTTGCTTTTACACAAACAGAAAATTGGCAATATGTAACAGAAGCATCTGCGGTAGCAATTGATACAGAGTCTGATGCATTAGATGCCCCAAACTATGATAACGTCATTGCTGTAACAGATCCAGTATTTCAAACAAACGCAGATAATCCAATATTTTTTAAATCACCAAGAGTTGCAAGATATGAAAGACCAAGGTTTTTAAATAATGTTATTATGATAAAAGGTAACGAGGCTGATCTTGATATTGAATCAGATAGCGGTCCAACACAAGATACTTTTGAAATAGGCGCAGGATCAAATTACATTAGACTAAGCGGAGCAACAGTTGACTTTACAAAAAACTCTCCAACAGATGAGTTAAGATTAGCATTTTCAATAATAAACAGAGATGGAACATATGGTTCTGGCACTCAACCAGAAAGAGCCAGAGTTTTAGTTTCATTTGAAAACACAAGTGGAACAGAGTTTGCAAGACTTGAAGCAGAAGTTGCTGACGACAGCAGTGGTGGACAATATGATTTTGCTACAGAAAGATATTTTGTTGTAACAAAACAACTTCAACAACTGTATAGAACATCTGGGTTTGACTGGAATGCTGTTTCTGTAGTTAAAATATATGCATGCGTTATTGATGGAGTTAACCCGTCTGGTAATTACTATGTAGCGCTAGACGCTTTAAAGTTAGAAAATGTTTCTACAATAAACCCACTCTACGGATTAACAGGATATTCAGTAATTCAAACTTCAGGAGCAGAAACCATAGTTAAGAGTCCTAATACTAGTAATTATGTTGAGTTTAGATTTTCAGTAGATCTTTCTAGCGGAAATAATTCATAATGGCTGACGCAGGAATTAAAAAAGTTATAATTAAAAAATCTTCTTTACCCCCGCTAGATCATAATAAGGTTGGATATTTTTTTAGATATAGAATTGTTTCTGAAGATAAAAACAGAACCTCTCAATGGTCTCCAATAAATCTTGTATTAGATGACTCAATTACTGCTGTGGCTGGCGCCGTACAGGTTTCAGCATCAATTATTAGTGCAGTTTGGGGAGATGAACTAAATAGGCCAAGTTATGATGTTTTTGTTGGGTTTGATAATGCTACCGCAACTTACCACGGAACAACGCCAATTCATTCATATCAATTTATTAAAACTGGAACAACAAATGTACGTGTAATCATTCAAGTTGAGTCATCCGAAAAAACACTAAATGCTAATTTTGAAATATACAACTCTGGCTTAGTTTCTTTGGTATAATAAAATAGGAGGAATAAATGGCAAAAGTACCACTACCAGAAAGAGGGCAACCTCTTGATGTTACATATTTATATCAATTAATTGAGGCTGTAAACGATCTTTCTACAAATGTTGCTTCTAAGCAAACAAGTAAAACAATTATTGATACGGCAAGTGCGGGTAAAGCAGAGGTGCAAACCTCTAATACAAGAATTGTAGGCGGTTTGGTTGAAGTTGCGAACAACTCAACAGTTTCGGCGGGGAACGAAAGAACATTTACTTATGACTTTAAAGACTTTAAATACCCACCAATAGTATCAGCAACACCAGTTAACACTGGACAAACTCCAGCAGGACAAAACGTAAATATTGTTTTAAAAAGCGTTACAGAAACGAGAGTAGAGGGTGTTGTAAGGTTTGGGGCTTCTGGCGACTTATCTTTATCAGTTCATCTAGTTATTGTTGGAATTCCAAACTAAGGATAAAGTTGATGATTTCTTGCAAAAAATGCAAGGGTAGAATTTTTGTTGATAGGCAATATAGCAGTGCTCAACATATGGAAACATATTGTATGGTATGTGGAGAAAGAAGATTCTTTCATCCACCAACAGGAAGTGAAGAAGGTAGATGGCTACTAGCAAGGGAAATATTGAGAGCCAAGCGTACAATAACGAAACTGTAATAAAAGGTAATAAAAAAATATGGTTTCTTAATGGAGACTTGGTAAGGTTGCATCATAGTTCTCGTTCTACTGGGATGGTTTCTGTTTATAATATTACTAAAGATAGAATTGAAACTTGTCTACGTTCTGATTTTAGAAAAAACAGAGAACGTGCATACACAGTTGCAGAGACTGCTAAATTAATTAATCGTCATAGAAAATATATGCCTAAATTAATTAAGACTGGGATGATACCGCCACCGATTGGTTCAAGACTAAATGGACAAAGAGGTTGGCAAATAAGATCTTATTATTCAGAAAGCATGGTAAGAGACATCCGTGCTATACTGGCTACTATACATATAGGACAACCAAGAAAAGATGGACTTATAACAAATAATATGACTCCTACAAGCCAAGAATTGACAAGGCGAATGGGCGACGGTATACTTACATATACGAAGACAGAAGACGGTAGATTTATTCCTGTTTGGGCAGAGAATATTTAATAGCAGAAATGGTGGGGTAATGGAAAACGAAAATACAAAAATATCAGTGGCACTTGGCTATACTCTTAATCTAGGAAATTTTCAATCACTAAGGTTTGATTTTGGTGTGGTTGATTCAAAGCGCAATGGCGAAACTCCAGATCAGGCTTTTGAAAGAATTTACAAATTTGTTGAAGACAAATTAACGGAAAAAGTTAAAGAAGCAGAAGCAGAGTCTGATAGCAAAGAATAATGGCTGAACGCAAAGAACGTATGGCTTTGCTTAGTCGTTATGGCAAACTTCATTTGCAAAGATATGAAAAGAAAAATTTGCTTAACCTTAATGTTGAACAATGGGCAGCGGATGGACTTATTGAATCTTATGGTTTAGCCCAGTGTTATGATTTATTAGATTATTATTTTAACGTCTCTGCTGCCCCTTCTTGGAGTTACTTTGCATACAATGCAGAAAAAATATTAGACGCAAAATTAGAAAAAGAGCAAGATA